CCCCGCCCGTCCTGCGGGGCGGCCACCCCACCACCAGGAAGGAGGACGCCGTGATCCTCGCCGAACCCGCCGCGTACCTCGAGTGCCGGTTCGACCGCGCCCAGGCCCTGCGCGTCATCGTCGCCCGCCTCAGCCGCCGACTCTACGACCACGGTCGCCCTATGTCCGGGGTCGAGCTGACGCGCATCAAGCTGCGCCTCGCCCGCGCCCACCGGCATCTCACCGAGCTGACGGGAGACGTCGAATGAACGAGGACGCCGAACTCCTCATCGAAGCCCCCCAGTCCAAGCCGCGCCGCAACCGCAAGTCCGCGAAGAACGCCGGCGCCCGCTTCGAGCGCGCCGTCGCCGACTACCTCAACGCGCACGTCGACGACCGCATCGACCGGCGCGTGAAGACCGGGGCCAAGGACCGCGGCGACATCGCCGGGATCCGTCACATGGGCGGGCGGATCGTCATCGAATGCAAGGACGTCACCCGCTGGGATGTGCCCGGGTGGCTCCGCGAGGCCGAGCTCGAGCGCGGCAACGACGACGCTCTCGTCGGCCTGGTCGTCGCCAAGCGACGCGGAGTCGCCGACCCGTGCGAGCAGGTCGTCATGCTCACCCTCGCCGACCTGGTCGCGCTGCTGACCGGCACCCGCCCCGAGGCGGTGGCGTAGATGGCGAGGAGCGCGGCCACGCTGCCGCCCGACCACCCGGCGCCGAGCCGCCGCACCGCCGACCACTATTCCCTCGCCGCCCAGATGCGCGCCGAGCCCAGCGTGTGGGTGCTCGTCTCCGAGCCGTCCACCCGCAAGGCCGCCCACGAGGCCGCCCGCCGGATCCGTTCCGGACTGCTCACTCCGTACCGCCGCGGCGGCTTCGAAGCGAAGGTCCGCCGCTCGATCACCGGACGCCTCGAAGTGTGGGGCCGCTACACGGGAAGTGAGGGCTGATGGGCGCCCGCATCGACGTCGCCGAGCTGGCGCCGCTGCCCGCCGAGGACATGACCCGCGACCTCAAGCCGTCCGAGCTGGAAGCGGAGCTGACCTACTTCGTCGAGGACGCCATCCACAACGCGCCCCGCAGCCTCCAGAAGGCCCTGGGCCCCAGCGAGATCGGCACCGAGTGCGCCCGCCGCATCGCCTACCGGCTCGCCGACGTCGCGCCCGTCAACGAGGGCGATGGGTGGCTGGCCACCATCGGCACCGCGACCCACGCCTGGCTGGAGCGGGTGTTCTCCCGCGCCAACCAGCGCCTGGGCCACCCGCGGTTCCTGTGCGAGCAGCGGGTCACCGTCGGCGAACTGGCCGGGGAGCCGGTCGTGGGGTCCACCGACCTGTACGACCGCGTCACCGCCACGGTGGTGGATTTCAAGGTCATGGGCAAGACGTCGCTCGACTCGCTCAAGAAGCGCGGCCCCTCCGACCAGTACCGCTCCCAGGGCCACCTGTACGGGCGCGGCTGGGCGGCGGCCGGCCACCCCGTCGACCGGGTCGCGATCTGGGGGCTGCCCCGCAACGAGCCGCTGCGCGCCGCCTACCTGTGGACCGAGGCCTACGACGAGCGGGTGGCCACGGGGGCGCTCACCCGCGTCGAGGGCATCGCCTCCCTCACCCGCGCGATGGGCACCGGCGCCCTGGCCCTGCTGCCCACCGCCGACTCCTACTGCTCCTACTGCCCATTCCTCCGGTCCGGGTCCACCGACCTGACGACCGGGTGCCCCGGCCACCCCGGCTCGCGGGCCAACACCGACCGGCCGAGCTCGGTCGAGTCCCTCATCGCCTGACACACCAAGCAGAAAGCAGACCAGCATGTACAACAACTCCGCGAACGAGATGCTCATGGGCGGCGGGATCCCCAGCGCCAAGTTCGAGACGCCCGGCACCGTCATCTCCGGCCCGATCACCGCGACCCCCGAAGTCCAGCAGCAGCGCGACTACGCCACCGGCGAGCTGAAGTTCTGGGACGACGGCAAGCCCATGCAGCAGATCAAGGTCATGCTGCAGACCGACCAGCGCGACACCGCCGACCCCTACGACGACGGCCAGCGCGCGGTCTACATCAAGGGCAACCTGCTCAAGGCGATCCGCACGGCGGTCCGCACCGCCGGGGCCACCGGCCTGGAGGCCGGCGGGAAGCTCACCATCACCTACACGGGCGACGGCGAGCCGTCCAAGCGCGGGTTCAACCCGCCGAAGCTGTTCGCCGCGGTCTATGAGTCCCCGGCCGCGCCCGGCCTGGTCGACGCGAACGCGCTCCTGGCCGGTGGCCAGCCCGCCGCGCCGCCTGCCGCGCCTGCGGTGACCGCTCCCCCGACCCCGCAGCCCGCCGCCCAGCCGACCGCGCCGCCCGCGGCCACGGCCGGGCTCAGCCCCGAGCAGGCCGCCGCCATCGCCGCCCTGTCCCCCGAGCAGCGCGCCGCCCTGGGCCTGTAGCCCACCAGCCCGACCGGACCCAGCCGGGGCCCCGCGCGCAACCCGCGGGGCGGGCACCACTCACCAGCCACACGCAAGACGAACCGGGGGAACAGAGTGACCGACCAGCTCGAAGGACTCAGGCGGCGGTACGCGATCCGTGTCCTGCCGGAGAAGGCCCGGCACGCCTTCGAGGAGAAACTGCGGCTCCACGAGGAAGCCCCCTACGCCTACACCACCTGCCCCAAGTGCCTCGGCGGGTACTCGCGCAACAGCCAGTTCAGCGAGTGCACCCACTGCTGTCCGCACTCGAGCACCATCAAGGGCTACCTGCGCCAGGCCAACGGAGTGTGCAAGGGCCAACTGCTCTGCCTCATGTGCGGCCGTCGCCGCGACCTCTTCCGCGGCGAGACGGACTTCATCTACGACCTGTGCCTGAGGGACAACCTCCAGCACAATCCCCACCCGTGCGAACGGTGCGGCTCCACCACGGGAACGGAACTGCAGCACTGGGCACCCCAGGCGATCTTCTCCGACGCCGACCAGTGGCCCAAGGCGTGGCTGTGCCCCACTTGCCACCGCACCTGGCACGACGCCATGAAGGCCGCCCACGGGGTGTCCCTTCCCCGCGACCAGCGCGCCCGCATCAACATCCTCAACCCCAACCTGTCCCGCATCGCCTGGGGGAACGCCTCGTGACCCTGTCCGTTCCCGACATCGACCCCGACGGCGGGGTGATCGCCGCGGCGCTCGCCTACGCCGACGCCGGGTGGTACGTGCTGCCCGTCGACCCCGGCACCAAGCACGCCGGGTCGGTGCTCGGCAAGGGGTGGCCCGCGAAGTCCTCGCGCGACCCCGAGCAGATCGTCGACTGGTTCATGCTCGAACCGCACGCCCTGGCCCTGCACGTCGGCCGGTCCGGCGCCGTCGCCTTCGACGTCGACGACCCCGCCCAACTCCCGCCCGTACTCATCGAGGCCCTCGGCGCCGCCGCTCCCCCGCACCAGTCCACCCGGGCCAACGTCCCCGGCCGCGGCCACTACCTGTTCGCCATGCCCCCGGGCCGGATGTTCGGCAACAGCGCCGCGGGGTTCGAAGGCGGCTGGGGCGAGGTGCGCGGCAAGAACGGCATCATCATCGTCTCCCCGTCCGAGCACGAGAAGGCCGCCGCCGGGGGGCGGTACACATGGCTGGCCACCGGTGCGCTGCCCGAAGTACCCGAGACGCTCACCGAGCGGCTGCGGGACGCCTCCGACTCCGCCGACGCCGCTACCGACGACGAGGTCGTGGCATTCCTAGCCGAACACACGGCCGCCGTGCGCCCGGCACTGCTGAAGGCCGTCACCGCCCGGTTCGTTGCTAACGTCCAGGCGCTCAAGAGCCGCCACGACTCGATGCTCCTGCCGTGCGTCAACGCCATGCGCGAGGCACGCGCCGGCCTCTATCCGGCCCGCCAGGCCGCCGAGGCTCTGTGCGCGCTGTTCACCGACGCGACCTCGCGCTCGCGCGACGGCGTCGAACGCACCCTGTCGGCCAGTCAAGCGCGCGCCGAGTTCGGCGGCATCCTGGCCTGGGCTGTGGCCCAAGCCCGCATGGCCGACGACGCTGCGATGACCTCCGTGGTCGACGGCATCGCCGAGCGCGCACCTGAGCGGACCGTCGCTGACCTCATCGCCCCCGTCGCGCCCCCGCCCACCACGCTCGGCACCGACGGCGCGCTGGCCACCGTGCACCCGCTCCCGGCCGCCGACGAAGCCCCGGCCGAGCGCACCTCCTGGTGGCCTCGCAGCCTCGCCGGGGTGCTCTCCGGAGCCGAGGAAGAACCGCCTCCGTCGCTGCTCGCCCGCGCTGACGGCGTGCGCCTGTGGTACGGCGGGAAGGTCAACGGCCTCCTCGGCGAGTCCGAGTCCGGCAAGACGTGGGTGGCGCTCCTCGGCGTCGCCCAGGCGCTCGCCGACGGCCGCCGGGTCGCCTACTTCGACTTCGAGGACACCCCCGCAGGCATCGTCTCCCGGCTGCGTGCCCTCGGCGTTCCCGACGCCCACTTCTCCCACCTGGACTACATCGGCCCCGACGAGACCCTCCACCTGGGAGCCCGGGGCGACGTCACCGAGTACATCGCCGAGCAGGACCCCGCTCTGGTGGTCATCGACGGCGTGAACGCGTCCATGACCCTGATGGGGCTGGACCTGAACTCCAACACCGACGCCACCCGCTTCACCCAGACCCTCCTCAAGCCGCTCGCCGCGCGCGGGGCCGCGGTGGTCGCCGTCGACCACGTCCCCAAGTCGAAGGAGTCCAGGGGCAAGGGCGGCATCGGCGCCCAGGCCAAGCGCGCCATGATGACCGGCTGCGCGATCACGGTGGAGGTCGCCGAGCCGTTCGGCCGGGGCATGACCGGGCGCCTGCGTCTGTACGTCGACAAGGACCGGCCCGGATTCGTGCGAGCGGAATGCGCCGACGCGAAATTCGCGGGCACCGCCATTCTCGAATCGAATGCGTCCACCGGAAAAGTCTCGGTCACTATTCGGCCGCCGCAGCAGAATGCCGCAGACGAATCGGAGAGCGGCCCGTCGAAGCGGGTCCGCGCGCTCATGGAGGCCGTCTCCGTGTTCCTGGCGACCGGGCCGGAGCGCACGAGCCTGCGCGGCATCCGGGACGCCGTCAAGGGGCGCCCGGCCGACGTCGCCGAGGCCGTGGAGGAACTCGTCCGGCGCGGACATGTGGCGCGGGAGCGCGCCGGTTCGGGGTACGGCCACACGCTCGTGAAGCCGTACTCGACGTTGGACGAGATGATCGTGCAGACCCCGGCCTCTACGGAGAGTGACGGAAACCGTGGTTCCGAAGTGGTTCCCGGTGGTTCCCGAGCGGTTTCCGAAACCCAGAGTGACATCGAGGCTGTCCAGCCCTCGAAAAACGGACATTCACCCCAAACACGTAGTGGTTCCGTGGTTCCCAAGTGGTTCCCAGTGGTTCCCGGAACCACTCCCCCGGGCCCGGATGAGAGTGGTTCCCTGGTTCCCACCCCCTTAGGTGGGAACCAGGAACCGCTCCGGCCGGGCGCCCCGAAGCAGACAGCCAACAACGCCGACGGCGGGAACCGCCTCGTCGTCATCGACGGCCGCATCATCGACGCCGACGCCCAGGCCGTCCTGGAACGCCACGGCGACGACCTCATCGACCCCCGCACCGGCGAGGTGCGCGGCACCACAGCAGACCTGCCGGGCGGTGCCGCATGAAGCACACACCCCAGTGGCTGCGCGACCGGCAGGCCGAATACGCCCGCGCCGCACAAATGCGGCTGTGCAAGAAATGCGGGTCACCCGTTCTCGTCGGGCTCGACGCCGATATCGCCGCGCTGAAAGTCGAAATCGACCCCACACCGATAAATGCGGTCGGGGAAGCCGTCGCCCTGCTCGCCGGGCGCGGAACCTACGAGCTCCACGCCGCCCGGGGCGCCCGTCAGATCCACTGCCGCGAGGAGTGGAACGTCCGCGCACCTCGCACCCGGCCGGTGTTCCCCGGCCACCGATGCGGTCAGCCCCTGGACGCCCACCTCGATACCACCCACCCCCGGACGGCCGCGCCGGCGGCCGCCACCCCCGACGACACCCCGCCGTTCTGAGAGGACCAGACGATGAGCGAGACCACCCCCACCCCGATGTCGGCCGCCGACGCCCGCGCCGCACTGGACCGCCTGCTCGGCCGCCGGGTCCGCGCCACCGTCACCCGCGGCCGCGGCTGCTCCGCCCAGATCATCACCGGCGTCCTGGCCGCCGAGGGCGTCCTGTTCGTCGCCCGCGACGCCACGGTCCGCTACCCCGACGCCGACGTGCACATCGACCACATGCGCCTGGTGTCGGTGTCCGAGGCTGACCCCGCCTCGTCGGCCGTCATGGAGCGCCGCTACGCCGAGGTGCGGGAGGAGGCCGACTGCCTCGCGCAGGAACTGGACGCCGCCCAGGCCCGCATCCGCGAGCTGGAGGGGAGGTTCGCCGCGACCCCTGCAACCGCCACCCTTCGCGCCCGCATCCTCGCCACGGTCCGCGAGGTCCTCGCCCAGCCCCACCACGAGGACTACCGCGCCGGTGCCATCACCACCGGCGTCATGGCGAAGGTCCGCCCGCTCCTGAACGAGCGCGACGCCCGCATCGCCGGGCAGGACGCCGACATCGCCCGCCTCCAGGCCCTCGCCGACCGCCGGTGGCTCGCCTGGCACTCCGCCCGCCGGGGCCGCGCTCAGGCGACAGCCGGGGTCGACTACCTCCTCCAGGAGGTCGAGACCGCCATGGCCGCCGTCGGGCAGCAGGCCGCCGCCCGCACCCGCCCAGCCGCACCCGCCACCGAGGAGGCCCGCCGTGGCTGACACCCTCACCACCGACGACATCGCCATGATCCGAGCCACCGTCGCCCGGGTCCACGCCGAGCGCGCTGACGCCGGCACCATGGCCGCCCGGTACGACGCCGCGTGCGAGCGCATCGTCGAACTCCTCGACGAGACCATCCGGCAGCGCCGACAGATCGACGCCCTGACCGACGAGCTGGACGCCGCCCGCGAAGCCCTCGCCGCGGCGACCTGGCCGTCCCGGGCCGCCCGCCGCCTGGCCGACGACGCCCGACCCACCACCGAGGGGAGCGCGCCGTGAGCACCCTCAGGATCGGTGGCCTCTGCTCCGGCTACGGCGGCCTGGAGATGGCCGTACAGGACGTCCTCGGCGGTGAGATCGCCTGGGTCGCCGACACCGACCCCGGGGCCGCCCGCATCCTCGCCCACCACCACCCCGACGTGCCGAACCTCGGCGACATCACGACCACGGACTGGACCTCGGTGGAGCCCGTGGACGTGCTCGCCGCGGGCACGCCCTGCCAGGACATCAGCTACGCCGGCCGCGGGGTCGGGATCACGAAGGAGAGCAGGAGTGGAGTCTTCTTTGCCCTGGTGGAGGCAGCTCGCGTACTACGACCCCGACTCATCGTCCTTGAGAACGTCGCAGGAATCGTTGCCCGGCGTCCCGGCCTCGACGTCGTCCTCGCCGACCTTGCCCGCATCGGGTTCGATGCGGAGTGGGTCTGTGTACGGGCGTCCGACGTCGGAGCCCCGCACCAGCGCCGCCGGTGGTTCCTCATCGCGTGGCCGGCGGGCGACCTCCCCGACCTCGACGTCCTCCCCGCTCCCCGGGCAGGAACCCCTGTTCCCGGCGGAGTGACGCTGCTGCCGACCCCGCTCGTTGCGGACTCGACGGACACCGCGAACTTCCGCCCCGACGGGACCCCCTACGGCGCCGGGTACGGGCAGACCCTCACCGACGCCGTCCGACTGCTCCCCACTCCGACGGTCTCCGACGCCAACGGGATCGGGGAGCACGGCACGGGTGGTCTGGACTTGCGGACGGCGATCTCGCTCTTGCCGACGCCGCGGGCCCGCGATTCCAAGGGTCTGGGCTACCCCGACCAGCTCCCCAACGTCATCGAGGCCCTCCTGCCGACGCCCCGGGCATCCGACACCGGAACCCCCGGCCGGAGGGCGTCGGAGGGATGGCGGCCGCCTCTGTCTCAAGTGGTGCTGCCCCTGACCGCGTGGGGTGTGTACGAGCCCGCGATCCGCCGGTGGGAGCCGATCATCGGCCGTCGCGTACCCGACCCGACCGAGCCCACCGGCCAGGACGGACGTCACCAGCTCGCCCCGCGGTTCGTCGAGTGGATGATGGGCGTCGCCGACGGGCACGTCACCGCGCCAGAGATCGGCCTCACCCGCGCCGAGCAACTCCGAGCCCTGGGGAACGGAGTCGTGCCGCTCCAGGGCAGCTATGCGACCCGCCTCCTGCTGTCCCGGCTCGCCGCCGAGCGACCTCGCACCATGACCGCCTGACCCCACCCGCCCGGGGCGCCGCACCGCGCCCCGGGCCCACCACGAAGGAGCACGACCCGATGGCCCGAGTCACCCGACCCAAGACCGTCCCCATGACCGTGTGCGACCTGTGCGACCAGGAGATCCCGGACGACGGCTGCTACGAGCCCGGCGAGATCGGGTCCCTCACCCACGGGTACGGTCCCGGGCCCGTCAAGCCCATCGCGAAGCTGGTCCGGCTGATCTGGCCGCCCGCCGGCCGCGCCCGCCGCCTGAGCTTCGAGGAGAAGCAGCTCCCGGAGAACCAGTACCGCATCTACGAGTTCCACGCCCAGTGCATCCGCGACCTGATCGAGGACGCCATCGCCAACCGCACCGCCTGACCCACCGACCGCCGACCACGACCACCCGGGGGAGACCATGGAAACCCAGCACCAGCCCACCATGCAGGCCCGCGCCGACGCCGCCCTCCGCGCCCTCGACGCCCTCCGCGCCGACCTCCGCCACCTCACCACCGCCACCGGCCGCATCCACCGCCCCACCCCCGCACCCAGCCCAGACCAGATCGCCGCCGCCGGCCGCCGCCACCTCGCCGAACGCGCGGACACCATCGAGCAGATGCGCCGAGGCATCACCCCCATCGGCTCCAGCCCCGCCCCCGGCGACCTCACCATCACGTCCACGCTGGCCCGGGTCGACCGCGACCTCGCCGTCCTGGTCCGAGCAGTCCAGTACGGGCTCGGCGACACCCCCGCGCCGATCCGCCCCCGGCTCACCACCACGGGGTTCCGGCTCGCGACCGGACCCGAAGCGCACATCACCCGCCTGGTGCGCCTAGTGCCCCGCGCCGCCGCGTATCTGGAGGTGATCGACCACGTGCTCGGCGAGACCCGCCGCATCCACGGTTCGGTTCGGTGGGCGCTCGGCGACGCCGAGGAGGTGCGCACCCTGCCGACGCGCTGCTACATCTGCGGGGCCAAGTCGCTCCGCGCGTTCCCCGCCCGGGGGATCATCCGGTGCGTCAACGCGTCCTGCCGGTGCGACACCGACGGGTGCGGATGCAGCGACACCGACCGGCCCACCCGGCACTGGTGGCCCGCCTCCGACCGGGACGCCCTCGACCAGGCCGCCGACGACCTCGACCGCTGGGAGGCCACCGCGTGAGCCGAGGAGACGACATCCAGGTAACCGCCGCCGAGGCCGCCCGCGAGGTCGGCGTGAAGCGCGCCACCATCGACACGTGGGTGCACCGCGGCTACCTGGCCGCGGTCGACCCCACCGCCCGGCCGCGCCGGTATTGGCTCAGCGACGTGTTCGCCGCCGAAGCGACCAGGGATGACAGGATGCGCCGACCTCCTGCTATGCTGGCGAAAGATTCAGATCCGTAGCGGAGCTATACCCGCACACGGTTTCGGGCCCGGTCGAGCGTCACGCTCCCGGGCCCTTCTCATGCCCGCCCGCCGGTCACGCTCACCCGGCGGGCGCCCCACGTCCCGCCCTGCGCTCCGTCCCCGCTGGGGGGTAGGCGGACGTCGAGCCCAGGGCGGGACGCTCTACTTCTTCGGCGACTGAGGACTGGCCTTGGTCTTCGGCACGTAGGGCGTGGACACCCACACCCCCACGAGCAGGACCACGCCGACCACCATCAGCGCGACCGCCCACGACCCGACCGGCGCCATCGTCGGACCGCACGCGGGCGCACCGTAGGCACCACCAGCCTGGAGCCACCCAGACCCGCACCCTCCACCCGGGATCAGACCGAGGCTCAGGCCGCCCAGGATCAGGGCCGCCGCGATGGTGCGGAGTATCTGGACAGGGGTCATGGTCGCTCCTCGGTAGATGTGGCGCTCACCGTACACAGGACGGCTGCCAGCCCGTGGTGGTTGGCCGCACCCGGACACCGGAAGGACAACCCCCTCATGACCGAGCAGCACGTCCAGATCACCGGCCTCGCCCCCGGCTACAAGGACACCAGGATCACCATCGGCGACGCGGAGATCCCCGCCCAGGCTCTCCGCGGGCTCACCCTGTCGGCGGGTGCTGGTGAACTCCCCGCCCTCCTTCTGGAGGTGGCCCTGTGCGACGTCACCAAGGTTGGCGGTGAACTGGAGATCCTCATCGGTGACGAGACCCGAGCGACGCTGGTCGCCCTCGGATGGACACCACCCGCCGAGGACGACTGATGCCGCTGCGTCCCTGCCTCGGCGTCTACGGCCACCGCTGCCCCAAGCTCACCACCGCCCCCGCACTGCGGTGCGCTGACTGCGACGCTGCGTTCAACCAGCGACGCGAGGCAGCGCGCCCGAGCTGGGCTACACGGTACGGCAACGACTGGCAGCGCAAGGCCAAGCGGTTCGTCACCCAGGCCAAGGCTGAGGGCCGCGGCTGCGTGTACTGCGGACAGACCGGTGACTACGACGAGGCCGAGCAGCTCAACCCCCTCCAGGCCGGTCACATCGTCGCCCGCGAGGACGGCGGATCCAACGACCTCGACAACGTCCAGCTCGAGTGCCGACGGTGCAACGTCCGCAAGAAGCGCTCCCGCCGGTCATGGTGACGGAGTGTGAACGGGGAGGGGGGTTCGATTCTTCGGAATCGGAGCCCGGTTGACCCGTGCGCCCCCCGCGCGCACACCGCCGGGGGTTAGATCCGATTTTTCGGCGGCCCGTCTTCGGCCGGTTGTGACGGGGGGTGACCATGCCCGGCCCTCCGAAGCAGCCGGTGGAGCTCAAGCGCCTCCGGGGCAACCCCTCGAAAGAGAGACTTCCGGCCAAGGCCGACACCGCCGGTCTCACTCCGGCGTCCGGCATCCCGCCCGTCCCCATCACCCTCCAGGCGTCCGGGCGCGCGGTGTGGGAACGGCTCTGGACCGCCGGGCAGGCGTGGCTCTCTCCGCAGACCGACCTCGACGTGCTCACCCGCCTGTGCGAGTACCACGACGAGCGCGAGGCCGTCCGTGCTGAGCTGGCCGCGACCGGCTACCTCGTGCCCGGGTCCATGGGCCAGGAACGCATCAACCCTCTGGTCAACGCCCTGCGGGACATCGAGTCGCACATGACCAAGCTCGAGGGCCTGTGCGGGTTCAACCCGTCCGACCGTGGCCGCTTGGGCTACGCCGAGGTGAAGCGGCAGTCGAAGCTCGAGGAGCTGCTCGCCAGGAGGGACCAGCGTGGCGCGTGACGCATGGCCGCCGCGCTGGCTCACCCCTGTCCCCGCCGAGGAGCTGAAGCGCGGTGACGGCGAATTCGCCGCGGACTTCATCTCGGCGCTGTGCCGCATCACGAAGGAGTCCGTGGCCGGGCCGTCCGGTTCGCCGCTGGTGCTCCGGCCGTGGCAGCGCCACCTCCTGGACCACGTCTACGCGCGGCGCGCGGACGGCCGGTACCGGCATCGTCAGGCCCTCATCGGCGTCGCCAGGAAGAACGGCAAGTCCGCGCTCGGCGCCGGGCTCGCCCTGCACGGGCTGGTGGCCGGCCCGCCCGGCGGCGAGGTGTACTCCTGCGCGGCCGACAAGGAGCAGGCCAGGATCGTCTTCGGCACGGCCAAGCGCATGGTGGAGATGGAGCCCGACCTCGCCGAGGTCATCACGCCGTACAAGGACGTGCTCGAGGTCAAGTCCACGGGCAGCATCTACCGGTGCCTGTCCGCCGAGGCGTTCACCAAGGAGGGCCTCAACCCGACGGCGACCGTCTTCGACGAGGTGCACGCCCAGCCCAACAGGGAACTCTGGGACGTCATGGCGCTCGCGATGGGCGCCCGGCCCGAACCGCTGATGATCGGCATCACCACCGCGGGCGTGCGGTCGGACTCCACCGGCAAGGACTCCCTGTGCTACTCGATGTACCAGTACGGGCAGAAGGTGGCCCGCGGCGAGATCGCCGACCCCAGCTTCTTCATGGCGTGGTGGGAGCCCCGCCGCCCTCAGGCCGACCACCGTGCCGTGAGCACCTGGCGGGAAGCCAACCCCGGGTTCGATGACCTGGTCAGCCGCGAGGACTTCGAGTCCGGCGTGCTGAAGACCATGGAGCCGGAATGGAGGACGAAGCGCTGCAACCAGTGGGTCAGCAGTGCCGAGACGTGGATGCCCGCGGGCAAGTGGGACGCGTGCGCTGACGAGCGGCCGGTGCCGGACGGCGCCGAGGTCGTCCTCGGCTTCGACGGCAGCTTCAGCAACGACTCCACGGCCCTGGTCGTCATCCAGGTACCCGAGGGCGAGGACGAGCGCCCCCACATCGACGTCGTCGAGTGCTGGGAGAAGCCGCCGGATGCCGGCCAGGACTGGCGGGTGCCGGTCATGGCGGTGGAGGAGCAGATTCGTTCGGCGTGCCGGCGGTGGCAGGTCCGCGAGATCGTATGCGACCCGGCCAGGTGGGCTCGCACCTACGCGGTCCTCGAGGAGGAAGGGCTCCCGATCGTGGAGTACCCGCAGTCCCCGCAGCGGATGATCCCCGCGACGCAGCGGTTCTACGAGGCGGTCCTGAACGGGACTCTCACGCACTCGGGTGACCCGCGGCTGGCCCGTCACGTCGACAACTGCACGATCTACACCGACTCGCGCGGCTCGAGGCTGCGCAAGGACGCGAAGAACTCACCCCGCAAGATCGACCTCGCCATCAGCGCGGTCATGGGCTACGACCGGGCGTGCGTGGCCGCTCCCGAGGAAGGAGGTCCGAACCTGTGGTGAACAACCTCCTCCAGGCCGTAGGGCTGGTCCTGGTGGCCGCCTTCTGCTGGTTCGTGTGGCCGCCGCTGCCGCTGCTCGTCGTCGGCCTGGTCGTCATTGTCCTCGCTGAGGTGCGCGAGATCCGGGCCCGCGCCGAGACCCCGAAGGACGGTGAGTCGTGACGCTGTTCGGAGACGTGTTCCAGCGCCGCAACCTGGAGAATCCCACCCGGCCGCTCACCGATTCCTCGCTCGTGGAGCTCCTCGGCGGTGCCCCGGGTACGACCGGTGTGACGGTGACGGAGCGGAACGCGCTGCGTATGGCGGCCGTGTGGCGGTGCGTGAAGCTCACCTCGGCGGTGCCCTCGGCGCTGCCGCTGCACATCTACCAGCGGTCCGACCGGACCCGGGCCACCTCGACGCTCATGGACGACCCGCACCCGGAAATGCCCGCGCTGGAGCTATGGCGGCTGTCCTACGTGCACCGCGCCCTGTGGGGGAACTCCTACCAGCAGAAGATCCGCAACGGCGCCGGCCAGGTCGTGGAGCTGTGGCCCATCACCCCGGACCGGGTCCAGGTCGAACGTGTGAGGGTCCCCGGGCAGCCGCCCACGAAGGTTTTCACGGTCACCGACGACTGGGGTGTGGTCCACGATCTGACCAGTCGGGACATCCTGCACATCCCGGGGATGGGCTACGACGGCGTCACCGGGGTCTCCCCCATCCGGGCCGCGAACGAGGCCATCGGTATGGGGCTGGCCGCGGAGCGATACGGCGGAAAGCTGTTCGGCAGCGGCAGCCTGATGTCGGGCATCCTCCAGACGGAGCAGCGGCTGGACAAGGACGCCGCGGACGCCCTCAAGGAACGGTGGAAGGCGAAGGTCAGCGGGCTGAGCAACGCCCACGACATCGCCGTCTTGGACAGCGGGGCGAGCTTCCAGAGCGTCACGATGCCCAACAAGGACTCCCAGTTCATCGAGTCCCGCCGCTTCCAAGTCGTCGAGGCCGCCCGGTTCTTCGGTGTGCCGTTGGTCTTCCTCTTCGAGACCGAGAAATCCACGTCGTGGGGTACCGGCCTCGAGCAGCAGGCCCTGGGCTGGATCCAGTTCGACATGCACCCCGACCTGCTCGCCCCCACCGAGGCACGCCTGACGAAGGAACTCCTCAAGCCTGCCGGTTTGTTCGCCGAGTACTCCGTCGAGGGCATCCTCCGCGGCGACACCACGAGCCGCTCCCAGTTCTACAGGGTGATGCGCGAGGTCGGCGCCTACTCGGCGAACGACATCAGGAAGTTGGAGAACCGGCCGCCGATCCCCGAGGGGGACAGCTACCTGCAGCCGGTCAACCTGGCCCCGCTCGGCTCCGACCCGACCAGACAGGATCCGGCACCGCCGGACGACGATGACGATGGGAATGACGAATGAGCCTGACGACTGCGGGCACGCAGGAGCGGCGTCGACTGTCGCTGTCGGCTGCGTCCGCCGAGATCCGCACGACCCGCGACGACGAGGCTGAGGAGCGGCGCTTCCACGGCTACGCCGCCGTATTCAACAGCCGGGCGGCGATCGGCAACCCGCTGCGGTGGGGGTTCTACGAGGAGATCGCCGACGGCGCGTTCACGAAGACGTTGACGGAGGGGGACGCCCGGTTCCTCATCGACCACGACAGCTACTACGTGGTGAGCCGGGTGTCCGCAGACACTCTGGGCTTGGCCCAGGACAAGACCGGCCTGGCCGTCGACTCGGCTCTGGACACACGACTGTCCTACGTCAACGACCTGATCGCGAACCTCGACAACCGAAACGTGACCGGCATGAGCTTCGGCTTCTACGTCGTCAAGGACGACTGGACGCTCGAGGAGATCGAGACCTCGGACGGGCAGACCGCCGAGGTGGAGGTCCGCACCATCCGCGAGGTCCGCCTCATCGAGGTGAGTGCCGTCACCTTCCCCGCCTACGACGACACCGAGGCGGCGCTACGGCACGTGGCGACCGCCCTGGTCCACCGAGGCGACCCGGCTGCCGTCGAGCGCCGCGCCGCCTACCGTCCCGAACTCCGGGACATCCTTCAGGTCATCGAACGCGAGCCGGGAGAGCCCACTCGCGCTGACGCACCCACGGAGCCGGCCGCCGCCACTCCGAGGCACGTCGACCAGGTCGACCTGGCCATGAGGGGCATGGCCGCCCGTTACCGGCTGCCCCTGAGCTGACCACCCATCGATCACGACCCCGTCCGCACGGCGGGGCCGTCGGCATGCCCAGGAGGGCACGTGAGCAACGAAGCGACGCTCGTCGAGCGTCAGAACAAGCTGTGGAATCGCATGCAGGAGATCATGCAGGCGGCCCGCGACGAGAACCGCGACATGTCCGCCGAGGAGCGCACCAACTGGGACGCCGCCGAGGTGGAACTCAACCAGGTGTCCGGCGACATCGAGCGCATCCAGCGCATGGCGCGCCTGGCCGGGGTCGACCGCTCCCAGCACGTGGTGGAGCCCGGCGGCGGCGAGGAGCGCGGCCCCGGCAGTGACGCCGAGGAGCGCTACAACGAGGCGTTCGGTGCCTACCTGCGCGGAGGCATGGGCGCGCTGGAGCCGGAGCAGCGCACCCTGCTGGACCGGCGCCGGCAGGAGGCGCGCGCCCAGGGTGTCGGCACGGACGCGGGCGGCGGCTACCTGGTCCCCGAAGGGTTCCGGAACACCATCACCGAAACCATGAAGGCGTTCGGCGGCCTCATGGGCGACATCCAGGTCATCACCACCGCGACCGGAAACCGGCTGCCCTGGCCCACCAACGACGACACCGGCAACGTCGGCGCGATCCTCGCTGAGAACACCCAGGTCGACGAGCAGGACGTCGAGTTCGGTGAGAACGAGCTGTCCGCCTACACCTACACCTCCAAGATGGTGCGCGCGTCTCTGGCGTTCATCCAGGACAGCGCGACCCCCGTCGAGACGTGGCTGTCCGGGAAGCTGGGGCAGCGCATCGGCCGGGCCATCGCCGCGCACATCGCCACCGGCACCGGCACCGACCAGCCCACCGGACTGGTGACCGGCGGCACCGTCGGTGTGACCGGCGCCGTGTCCGCGTCGGCCGCGATCACCTACGACAACCTGGTCGACATCGAGCACTCCGTCAACAGCGCCTACCGCACGCGCGCGAAGTACGGGCTCTCCGACCAGGCGCTCAAGCTCATCCGCAAGTTGAAGGACGGCGACGACCGGCCCCTGTGGGTGCCGATCCCCGCCCCCGGGTTCGCGGCCACCATCAACGGCTACCAGTACACGATCGACGACAGCCTGGCCGCGCCCGCGCCCGGCGCGAAGTCCATCGTGTTCGGTGACCTGGCCGCGGGCTACATCGGCCGTCAGGTCCTGGGCGTGCAGCTCATGCAGCTCCGCGAGCGCTACGCCGACTTCCTCCAGGTCGGCTTCCTCGCCTTCTCCCGCTGGGACTCCGCGCCGGACGACACCTCGGCGTACCGGGTCTTCCAGCACGGCGCCGCGGCCTGACCACCCTGAGCCGGGGCCCACACCGGGCCCCGGCTCCTCCTCGGAGGGAGACGGATATGGCGCGCGTGCGCATCATGACCAGCGTCGCCACCACGGACGCCACCTACAAGCGCGGGGACCAGGTCGACCTGGACACCGCGACCGCCGAGTCGTGGGTGGACGCCGGGATGGCCGTGCCCGTGGGCGGCGACGACCAGAACGTCGCGGAGACCACCGCGCGGCGCACCGGCCGCACCGGGGCCCGCAAGCCGAAGGGCGGGTGACGTGCCCGCCCTGTCCCTGGCCGACGCCAAGGCCCAGCTCAACGTCACCGGGACCGGCCAGGACGACGAGCTGTCCGACTACGTGGACGCCGTCAACGAGGTCCTCGAGTACTACATCGGGCCCGTCGACGACCGCACCGTCGTCGAGCGGTGGGACGGCGGGCGGCAGTCCATCGCGGTCCGCCACCGGCCGATCGTCGCCCTGACGTCCGTCACGAACGTGGAGGACGACGCCGAGGTCACGTCCGTAGACGAGGTCGACGTCGACTTCACCCTCGGCGTGCTCCGGCTCAAGTCCGACGCCAGGTGGCCGGCAGGTCGGATGAAGGTGACCTACGTGGCTGGGCGGGGCGGCGAAGCACCGGCCGCTGCGAACATCGCCGGGCGGATCATCATCCAGCACCTGTGGGAAACCCAGCGGGGTGGCGACACGCGCCGACCCGACCTCGCCGGGGGCACGGAGACCGTGACCGTGTCCGGGGGGTTCACCTTCAGCATCCCCCGGCGGGCCATCCAGCTCCTGGAGGCGCACTCGATCGGCCCGGCGGTGGCGTGATGGCGTCCACCACCAGCTACCCGGCGGTGACCGACGCGCTCCTGGCCCGGATCACCGCGGCCCCGGCCCTGGCCGGTGTGCAGATCCTCGACGGCCAGCCCACCCGGAACATCACCCTGGACCCGGACGTGATCGTCGTCGGCTTCAGCACGGACCGCCCAGCCATGGAGATCACCCAGTCCCGGCAGAACCTCTCCGCGACCCGCGACCGCGAGGAGTACGACCTGGTGTGCCTGGTCTCCTCCTGGCGGGGCGATCCCGGCATCAAGGCCGTCCGGGACCGGTGCGCCGAGATGGTCGATGCCGTCAACGGCGTGCTCATCGCCGACCGGCGCCTGGGCGGCGCGTGCTTGCAGGCCCAGATGTCCGTGGCGAACTTCGCGCCGGTCCAGACGGACACCGGCCCGTCGTGCACAGCGGAGGTCCTGATCTCGATCACCGCCCTGACGAAGAGGTGATGAGTCGTGCCCGAAGAGGTCGTGTCCCTGGAGCGGACCGGTAACGCGATCCGGCGGATGATCCGCCAGCACGGGAAGTTCCCCGACGACCTGACCAAGCGGCTCCGGCCGAAGATGCGGCAGGTCTCCCAGCCGCTCCTGATGGATGCCCGCCGCCGGGCCTCCTGGTCGACGCGGATTCCGGCGGCGCTGCGGATCGCCACGAGCTTCACACGGCGTCAGGCCGGGGTGTCGCTGGTGGCCAACCGGCGGCGGGCGCCGCACGCGCGCGCTTACGAGGGGATCACGGGCAACGCCGAGTTCCGGCACCCGGTGTTCAACGACCGGGAGCGGTGGGTGGAGCAGCGGACCCGCCCGTTCGCCGCGCCCGCAGCGGACCTGCACGGTGCCCGCGCGGTGCGAGCTGTCAATGAAGCAGTCGACGATGCCGCTCAGGCGGCTGGATACGGAAGGTAGGGCGACCATGCCCCGTCAGAAGACCACGGTGACCCTGCACCACCCGGACGCGAACCGGACCTACGAGTCGCCGCCCAGCGCGGTGGAGTTCTGGGAGAGCAAGGGGTGGCAGCGCGCTGACGCCCCGGCCCCGAAGGCCGCACTCACGGCCAAGACCACTGAGAAGAAGGAGAGCTGACGATGCCCGCAGCCCCGATCGACGTGACCGACAAGTTCATCAACGCCGGCGTCACCACGATTTTGTTCTCGCCCGCCATCGCCGACGTGAACGCCCCGACCCGCGCCGAGCTGGACGCAGGCACCGACCTGACCCGCGAGGTGGTCGGTGCGTCCGGGTGGCAGGTGTCCAGCGCCAACGTCACCTACAACCCGTTGCACACGACTTTCACGCCCAGCATCCCCGGGCGAACCTCGGTGGAGGACTCGTCGCTGACACTCCCGCAAGACGTCGTGGGCGCGGACGTGCGCGACATCCTTCCGCGGGGCACGACCGGCTTCATCGGGATCATGCACGGCGGGGACGTCCCGGGTTCCCCGATGGACGTGTGGCCGGTGCGGGTGTCCAGCCTGGGCAAGACCGTCAGCACGGAGGGCACGGAGGTCGCCAACATCGTGGTGTCCTTCGCGATCCCGGAAGAGCCCGCGGAGTCCGTGGCGATCCCGGCGGCGACGCCGTGACGTCCGTGCGAGACCGGCTGCTCTCCCGGGAGCGGCCGGTCGCCACCTACCCGTGCCGGGTCGCGTCGGTCGAAGAGACCCAGGCGGCCGAGCGGGCGCTCGCGCTCGCTCGCAAGGTGGCCAACTCGGTCAAGGCCGACGACAAGCAGGCCGCGGCGAAGGCGAAGAAGGCCCTCGACGCCGCCGAGAAGAAGCGGGACGCCTGCTACGAGCAGATCCACCTCCGGGCGATGGAGCCGAAGGCGTTCGAGAAGCTACAGGACGCCTACCCGCAGGCCGACGACGGCGCTGACGACGACGCGAAGAAGGCGGCCGACGAGGCCTACCTTCACGCCGTCTTCCTCGGCACCGTCGAGGGCGAGGGCATGTCCGAGGAGGACTGGACGGACTTCGTCCACAAGAACACCAGCACGGGCGAGCGCAACGACCTCTACAACATGTCGATCGCCGTGAACGGCCGTGTCCGGGCTCTGGACCCCAGCGTCCCAAAAGGCTAGACCGCGACCCGAGTCTCCGCCTTGAGCTGGAGGTGGCCCGCTACTACCGGATCAGCCACAGCGTCTTCCTGGCCTGGTCGAAGGCCGACCGGGACAAGGCCCTGTGGGCGCACATCCGCGAGGCACAGACCTGTAGCGGGTGCGGGACACGGCCGGAGGAGTGGGACCCCGACCAGGGCGGCAGCCGAACGGCGTACCTGCCGTCCGTGACCACCTGCCCGGGGTGTCAGCGCATCGGGGAGCGGCAGGCCCACCTAGCGCACGGGCGCGATCACATCCCGCCGGGCACGAAGGTCCACCTGCGCAAACACGACAACTGAATTGGGGTGGTCTTGTGGCGTCCTCCCAGCAGCGTGACCTGCGCATCAACCTGTCCGCGAACACGGCCGGGCTGGAGCGCGGCCTCCAGCGCGCCGGGTCCGCGATGGAGGGCTACCGGCGGTCGGTGGAGGATGCCCAGAACGCCGTCGCGCGCCTGGAACAGGAGCTGGCGGCCGACATGGACCGCACCCTCGCCGAGGTGGAGGAGCGCGCCGCCGCCCGCGCCGAGACCTGGCAGTCCTTCGGCCGGGGCATGCTCGTGGCCGGTGCGGGGATCGTCGCCGGGCTGGCCATGGCGTCCCAGGCCGCCATCCAGTGGGAGTCGGACTGGGCGGGCGTGACCAAGGTGTTGGAGGCCACGCCGGAGGAGTTGGAGCGGCTGGAGGACGGGCTGCGGGGTCTCGCGATGCAGATTCCTCTCACTCATTCCGAGCTGGCCAGCATCGCCGCGTCCGCGGGGCAGCTCGGTATCGAGTCCGAGCACATCCTCGGGTTCACGCGCACCATCGCCGCCATGGGCGTGGCCACCAACATGACCGTTGAGGACGCCGCCATGCAGATGGCGCGCTTCGGCAACATCATGGGGACCCCTCAGGGCGACGTGGACAAGCTCGGCGCGGCCATCGTCGAGCTGGGCAACAACTCGGCGACGACCGAGGCCGAGATCATGGACATGGCGATGCGCATCGCCGGGGCCGGGTCGACGGTCGGCATCACCGAGGGCGAGGTTCTGGGCTTCGCGGCGGCCCTGTCGAGCGTCGGCATGGAGGCCGAGGCAGGCGGCTCGGCGGTCTCCCGGGTGCTGCTCAACATCGACACGGCCGTGGCCACCAGCGGTGCCGAACTGAGCACCTTCGCACGGGTGGCCGGTATGAGCGCCAGCGACTACGCGCAGGCCTGGCGCGACGACGCCGCCGGGGCCACACACGCGTTCGTCCAGGGCCTAGGCGAGATGAACGACGCGGGTGAGAACGTCACCGGCACCTTGAACGAGCTGGGCCTGGGCGAGATCGTCGTCCGTGACGCGCTCCTGCGTATGGCCGGCGCGTCCGACATGGTGTCGGAGTCGCTGGAGCTGGGCAACGCCGGGTGGGCGGAGAACACGGCCCTGGTGGAGGAGGCCGCCGCCCGGTACGAGACGACGGAGTCCAAGGTCCAGATGGCGCGCAACGCCATCACCGAGACAGGCATCAGCATCGGCGAGTCCCTGCTGCCGATGCTCGGCGCCGCCGCCGATCGGGTCACCGACTACGGAGTCGCGTTCTCCAGCCTCTCCGAGGACCAGCAGCAGTGGACCGCCGGGATCGGCGGGTCCGTGGGGGCGCTGTCTCTGCTGGCCGGTGCCCTGATCACCGTGGGGCCGCGGATGATCGAGTGGCGCGGCCAGATGCAGGAGCTGCACTCGGGCGGCGCGACCCGCCTCCAGCGCGGCATCGGTGGGCTGGCCACCATGATGACCGGCCCCTACGGTGCGGCCATCGGCGCCGTCATGGGTCTCGGCGTGCTGTGGCTGGACCAAAAGGCCCAGCAGATCGCAGCCGAGCAGGAGTGGGCCGACGCGCTGGCCGCGACCGGCGGTGTGGTGGACGGGTCCATCGCGTCCATGGCTGCTCAGAAGCTCGAAGAGCAGGGACTGCTGGAGCTGAGCAACGAGCTGGGCATCCAGCAGGGCGTGCTCACGCAGGCGTATGTGGAGGCCGGGGACGCCCGCGACGCGCTGACCATGGCGGACCAGTGGGCCCAGGCCGCGAAGCAGGGGCTGCTGGAGTCCTACGACCAGGAGGGCCAGCAGATCCGCGACCTGAACGCGTCCCTGGAGACGCTGTTCGGCGCGGGCACGACCTGGCGGGACCTCACTACCGAGCAGTGGGAGCAGCTCCAGCTCCTGAACGTGTCCATGGGCGAGAACACCGCGACCATGGACGCCGGCACCGAGGCCGCCGCCGCGGCTGCTTCGGAGACCGCGAACGTCGCCGAGTCGTACATGAGCGCGTCGGAGGCGGCCGACCAGTTCAAGGAGTCGGTGGACGCCGCGAACCGGTCGATCGCTGACGCCATCGGCGCGGAGCTGGACTACAACTCGACACTGCTCGCCGCGACGGAGACCGTGAACGCCAACACCGGCGCGACGGACATGAACACCGAGGCCGGGATCGGCAACCACCGGGCGATCCTGGACGTGATCTCCGCTGGTGAGCGCGAGATCCAGACCATGATCAGCAACAACGCGTCCGCGGCCGACCTCGCCGATAAGAAGGAGGAGCTTCGGCGCGACGTCGAGGCCCTCGGCGACGAGGTCGGGTTCACCGAGACGGAGTTCCGCGACTACGACGAGATGCTCCGCAACGTCGAGACCGACGTGGACACCGCGATCCGGGTGCGGGCGTCGGGGCAGTGGGAGTGGGAAGGCGGCGCCTGGGCGGGCTCCTCCGCGTCACGCGGTCACGGTCACGGCGGCTTGGCGGCTGGCGGCGCGGTGCACGGTCCCGGCGGCCCGACCGATGATCTGATCCCGACGTGGCTGTCCAACGGCGAGCACGTCCTGACGGCGAAGGAGGTCGAACTCCTCGGCGGCCAGGACAAGGTCTACGCGATGCGCGAGCTGATCAAGGCCGGTGCGTTGCGCTTCGCCGACGGCGGCGCCGTGCAGCGGTTCGCGCGCGGCGGCGCGGTCCTGCCCATGTCCGCGACGGTGGTCAACGACCACCAGGAGGACGTGCGGATCAACCTCCAGCGCCTGTACGCGGACACCGTCAACGGCATGGCCAAGGACATGGGCCGCATGATGAAGGAGTACATGGAGTCGGGCGGGGCCGTGGTGGCCGCGTGGCGGTCCCAGACGGGCGTTCCGTACTCATGGGGTGGCGGCGGCCCCGGCGGGCCCGGGTACGGGTTCGGGCGCGGAGCCGGGACCCGCGGCTTCGACTGCTCCAGCCTCATGCAGTACGGGTGGAGCAAGGTCGGCGTGAGCCTGCCCCGGGTGACCTATGACCAGATCAACTACGGCCGCCCCGTGTCGAAGGGCAGCGAGCGCCCGGGCGACCTCGTGTTCCCTCACCGCGGGCACGTCGCCGGGGTCAGCGGGCCGGGCCGGGTCATCCACGCCCCGCAGACCGGATCGTTCGTGCACGAGCGGGCCATGTACCCGAACCCCATCGCGATCCGCCGGCCGGGCCGGTTCGACACGGGCGGGATGCTCCGGCACGGGGAGCTGGCGGAGAACGCGTCGCGGCGGCCGGAGCGGATCCTGTCCCCGCGGCAAACCGACTCCTTCGAGCGCCTCGTGGGGCTCCTGGGCG